AGAGTATCTATCATGAACACATTAAACACAATTATCAATAGCATGAGCCAGTCAATCAACGAGTCAGTTATCGAGGACCTTACAGTTCTTGGCTTCGACCACAACGAGGCAGTAAAGATCGTCGTTGAGTCAGACTTCGACCTCATTACCTCATCACAGCTAGACCCTGTGGATCAATTTTAATTAATAGTATATAAAGGAAAAACCCCCGTACAGAAATGTACGGGGGTTTTTTTATGTGTATCTTCTGAACTTCTTTAATCTTAAAGCTCCTACCCCACAGGCCCCACTCTGGGAGTGGTCGCAGAAGGAGCATACTCTTTCGTTTGTAGTAGGCAAGAAATTGTTGTCCTGCACTATAACGTTTATTCTCTCTACGAGGGTCTTCTTGATCTCTAGCAGATCTTCATCAGAATAGGTATGAGACTTCAGCTTGTTGGTTCTGAGGTAGTGTAGGGATGCTGTGATTTCTTTACCAGGGAACATGACTGATGCAGCCAGGGCATAGATCCCCATCTGCAAATTGGTAGACACATTTTTAAGGGCTACTTCTCTCTTGCCAGTCTTATAATCCACTATGTGCACAGAGTCTCCAAGTACGTCTATTCTATCTATGAAGCCTATTATAGAATAGTTTCCTATAATAAAATTAAAACCTATTTCTTTTCCATATACATTGAATACTCTATCTTGGTTTTGGTCGTAGAATTCCTCCAACAACAGGTCCCCAACATCTATTAGATCCTTAGATATAATGTTAGTTGGATCATAATAAACTTTATGCTCTTCATATTTCATCTTCATTTCGTCTAATGAAAGTGGTGCTTCTGAAGAAACTGTATTCTCTAATACAGAATGTATTATATTTCCAAGAACAGCAGGAGAATTAAATTGTCTTGGCTCTTTTTTAATATAAGAATAGAAATACTTAGAAGGACACATCTCATATGTGTCGATCCTTGAATAGCTAAATTCAGAAAGAGTTAATTTTTGAAAAGAATCTAAGTCACTTATTTTTTTAATTGTTAGATTCACTTTTATCTTTCGTCTTCTGGATAGGTTATTATGTTGCCATTCTTGTCATACTCTATTCCGGTTTCATCTATTGTGTGCCCAGTTTTAATGTTTCTAAATAAGCCTTCACCAATCGATACCCAACCGGAGTCACCTATCTCCATAAAGTCATCCTCAATGTATGGCCACATCTTGATCTCCTACTTTTACTTCGCACTCAGCAAATTTCTCTATATTTAAATAGTAATTCAAAATAAGATATAAGTCTTCAAGTTCTTTTTTGCTTGCAAAAATACCGGCTACACCACATTTGATAAAGAATTTATCCTCATACTGATGAATTCCTTCACCGTATTCAGATATGCTTACGTTGTTTCTAGTAATTCTTCCTGTAGTTTCCATAATTAATCCTCATCTACTATTGTTATAGGGTTCCAACTTGGATCTCCCATTTTTTCTCTCATATCTTTTACGTAAGAGTCCCAGTCTCTTTCGTCTTCAGACTTCTTTTCATAGGTGACCTTCCCTTTAAAGGGGTTTGTTTTAAACCTAGTCATTATAAGTCTGCCCTGCTTAGTTTTCCATCTTAAATTTCCATTTTTGCAGTCGCAAAAATCGTCAGGATCAGGATCAGTTGTGCCGTCTGGGTCATATCTACCTGAGCATGATCTACACTTTGTGTATCTACCCTTGTCCTGACATCTATTGCAAGAGGAGCAGAATGTCCAGCATAGATTTTCTGTTGGATTCTTATAAGTTCCCTTTATAGTCACATAATCTCCTTTAGTATCTCTTCTAATTTTTCTTTTTGTTTTATAGAAGTAGTTTTATTAAACTTTAAGTTAATAGTTTTATTATCTTCTTTACATTGGAGAAATACATATGATCCTCCATTTGACTCATTAATTATATCATATAATTTATTTATATCTGATTGCTTAAGACCACCATTTATTTTGAGATAGATTGGTTTTCCACCAGCAAAATTTGAAAGATCTAGTTTGTCACATGAATTTAAAACTATTTTACTGACTGCGTTTTCTTCGTCTCCATCTTTATTGATGGAACCTATTATGTTAATAACTTCTCCATCGCTAAAGTATTCATCAGAATAATTTTTAGATTCTCTTGGGAATACCAGCACTTCTATATCAGAGGAGATGTCTTGTATATTAAACTTGTACATCTTCGCACCCTTTTTTGTCACAAGCTTTTTATAACCAGAAATTATTCCAGCTATAGAAACTCTAGAGGACGCAGGCAGTTCTGTTATCTCAATAATTTCATGTGAAATATTTTCAGAAAGAAGATCCCAAATTCCATCTACCGGATTCTTAGATATGTATAATCCAAGTTCATCTTTTTCTTTTTCAAGAATAGATAGTTCAGTTCTTCTTCCGAAGTCATCATCTAAAACGCTATCTATCAGCTCATCAAAGGCTCCAGCCTTAGTGAGGTGCTCAAGTGTCCCCTTCTTTAATACCGCTGGATTAGTTCTTCTAAAAAAGTCATGCATTGAATCATAAGGTTTATCTTCGTTCCTATTGGATAAAATAGCTTCTGAAACTGCATAGCCTATGCCATTAATGGCTGCCAAACCAAAGATAATAGTATGTTCATCTATGACTCCAAACTCTTCTGTAGATCTATTTATAGAAGGTGGAAGAACCTTTATGTTTCTTTTTCTACAATCTGCCAGATATAAGGACTGCTTTTCTTTATTTCCAACTACAGAGCTCATTAAAGCAGCCATGTATTCTACCGTATAATTTGTCTTTAAGTAAGCTGTAATATAGGAGATCATCGCATAACTAGCAGCATGTGCTCTGTTAAATCCATATCCACCAAAGTATTCAATGTCCGAATATATTTTATTAGCCTTGTCTTCTGGTAGAGAAGACACAGCTACACATCCTTCAACAAACTTTCTTCTAAATAAAGAGATCTTATCCATTTGTTTTTTACCAATAGCTTTACGCAAATCATCTGCTTCTGCAGAGCTAAAGCCAGCTAGCTCTCTAGCCACACCAAGAACATCTTCCTGATACAGCATGATACCCAATGATGGTCCTAGTACTTTTTCTAATTTTTCGTGATCGTATTGAACCTTAGATCTATTATGCTTTCTATCTATAAAAAGCTTGTCCATCCCAGATCCCATTGGCCCAGGTCTGTATAGTGATATGAGTGCCATTATGTCTTCTATGTTTTGTGGCTGCAGTTGAACCATCAACTCTCTCATACCAGATGATTCAAGCTGAAACACACCTATGGCGTTGCCCTTGCCAAGTTCTTCGTATGTCTTCTTATCGTCTAGGGGTATGGACTCTATGTCTATATTTACGCCCCTACTCTTTTTAACTATCTTTACACATTGGTCTATAACTCCAAGGTTTCTCAATCCCAAGAAGTCAATCTTTAGTAGTCCACACTGCTCAACTCTGCCCATGTCCCACTGTGTGACAACTGGGCTATCCACTCCCTTTTTCATTATGGGAAGATAGTCTGTTAATGCACCTTTTGATATAACTACTCCTGCAGCATGTATCCCAGTTTGTCTGACTAAACCCTCTAGTCCAAATGCTGTTTCGACTATAGTCTTTGATTCTTCATTGCTAGAGTATTCTTTTTTAAACTCTGCAACTTCCATACACTCTGATAAAGATTTTGATACACCAAGCACTGGTGGCGGAACAAGCTTTGCTACTCTATCTCCAACAATGAATTCATGACCTAAAGCTCTCGCAGCATCTCTGATGGATTGTCTTGCTCCAGTCCTATTAAATGTACAGATATGTGCAACATGATCTTCTCCATATTTATTTCTTGCGTATTCAATAACTCTATCTCTGTGTCTGTCATCAAAGTCGAGGTCGATGTCCGGCATGGACTTTCTTCCTTCTACTAAAAATCTTTCAAACATCAAACCAAATCTAATCGGATCAAGATTGGTAATATCAAAAGCGTAAGACAGAACGCTTCCTGCAGCAGAACCTCTACCCCAACCTACTCTGATATCATTCTCCTTAGCCCACCTAACTAGATCAGATACAACTAAAAAGTATTCAGGAAAGCCCATCTCCTTAACGACTCGTAGCTCATGATTAGCTCTATCTAATATATGATTAGGCAGCGGATCTCCATACTTCTTCTTTAGGCCTTCCCAGGCAAGTCTTTCAAAGTATGTCGTTGAATCTTCCATTGTTGGTATCGGGAAATTTGGAAAATGCATTTCTCCAAATTCTAAATTAACTTCAATCATGTCGTTTACATGCATGGTATTCTTAAGAAGTTCATCAGAAAAAATAGAGGCCATTTCATCGTATGACTGTAAATAAAACTGGTCGCCAGAAAAAGAAAACCTATTAGGCGTATGTATATTTGAGTTAGTTGCTACACAAAGCATTATGTCATGGGCGTTTGCATCGTGCTGATGAACGTAGTGACAGTCCCCTGATGGAACAACCTTTGCTCCAATGTGATTAGCTAATTTAATTAGATCAGGTATGATAGTGAGCTGTTCTTGAATACCATGATTTTGAATCTCTATAAAGTAATTCTCTGCACCTACGATTTCTTGCATTGAGGTAGCGTGCTTTAAGGCTGTGCTGTAGTCTTTTCTTAATAGGGCTTGAGACACTTCTCCATTAAGACATCCTGATAGGACTATTATCCCATCTGAATGTTGTGATATTAGATCGTGATCTATTCTAGGTTTAACATAATAGCCTTCAGTAAACGCTCTGGATGACATCTTAATAATATTGTGATACCCAATATTATTTTTAGCTAATATAGTTATATGATACGGACCTCTTTGTTCCCACTCATTTTTTGAGGGGCCTGATCTTTCCTCTTCGTCTCTATCAAATCTACTTTTTCTAGCCTGATAAAATTCTGAACCAAGAATTGGTTTTACTCCTGCAGCCTTTCCAGCATCGTAAAAGTCTAACCACGAATGTATATTCCCGTGATCAGTAGTAGCTAATCCAGTCATTCCCAATGACTTAGCTCTTTCTAGATATTGTTCTACACTACCGTGCCCATCCAGCATAGAGAACACAGTATGGTTGTGTAAGTTGGTCCAGTTTTTCAACCTAATCCTCTTCTTCTTTTAATGGCTTTTAATACATTTTGTACTTCACTTCTATAACATACTGTTACTGTTCCGCCACAGTATTTACAAACAGCTGAGTGGCCCTCTTGGGCAAAGACGCTATTGTACATATACTTATCAGGCTGCTGATTACCACATTCTGTACAAACGCCTACTGCATCATCTTCGTTACTCATGTTCCTCCTTTCTTGGTGCAGGACTATACGCAAATCTAATTGGTGATGGCGAAGATTTTTCTTGAGTTTCTATAAATCTTCCATTCACTTTTACATACTTATTTCTTTGTTCTAAGGAGCACTCCCCGCATCCAACACCAACTGAGTTTGCTCTTTCGCAAGTGTATGGTCTACCACCGATTGACATTTGTCTTCTCTTTATCCAGTCATTAATGTGAGAGGATGATTTAGAGAAATTATAATCTCTGCACTGTGAAAGTATCTCGTGCAAATACTTGATAGAATCTTCCGTATAGGTAAGTATTGAACACAAAAATAGTCTTGCTTCATGCTCCAGGTAGCCATCATCAATTGCCTGTTGATGGAGTCTTTTTACTGCAGAGCATTTATTCAACAAGTTATCTTTATTAAATATCTTAGGAGTTTCCTTAAGATCTTTAAACGCTTTTGCCCCATACTTATTAAAGTATTCTAATGGGTCGTCTTTTCTTTTTTCATGTTCTTCTATATCATAAGTGTATTGCCTATACCACTCATTAGCTTTATAATTAAATTCTTGTTTAGATACTTCTAAGGAGGAAGGACTAGAACTATATTCTTTAATCACTTCTATTCCCTTTGTGAATATATTTTCTCTTCCATTTGGATTCAAAAGAGTTTTATAATACCCAGTACTCTGATGCTTTGAGCCAGCCAGTCTCCACATTCTTCTAGCATCATATACGCTAAAGTCTAAAGTGTTTAAATTTAGCTTAGACTTTAGATCGTTGGCAATAAATCTATATATCTTAGGAAGGCTATTGGATGGATTTATGCCTAGACAAATGGGTTCACACTCTATGTGAAATCCTTTTTTACCAGTAAAATAAACTAACACAGAACTCTCTGGTATGTACTGAGTTAAATGATTATATAATTTAATACAATCTTCGTAGGCATCTGCTATAGAATCGCTATCTATGTCAAAGTAAAGCGGACCAAGCCTTATCGCTTCACTTATGTCTTGATTATTGTAAGCAAAGACTGATGTATATATGCCGGTATTATCATTGCTGCTAGCATATGGCAGTATCTCTTCCGCCGTAAGTATAACTGGTTGGCCGTTCTTCTTATCTCTAATCACCCTATTTAAAGATGGAACAAATCTAGCTACTTCGTAATATTTCCATTGTGAAAGAAACTTATTTTCTTCAACTTCTATTTTCATATAGTGGTATTTTACCAGATTCTTGCTTTGAATTCCATAGAATGATCTTATTATTTTCTATCATTTCTTCTGAATGAGTTCTATAATATACAGATTCTTCTATGAAATACTCCATTTTTTTTATTGCAGTAAATCTTTTTAATAAACGATCATCAGTTTCGTTCATCTTTTTCCGTCTTCCATCTGTCTAGCTTTATGTTTTCTCCATCAACGATGTAATGAACCTTTGATGCAACGTTGTCTGCTAGGTGAACTATCATATCCATGTATGTAATAGGAATAGTTTCTGGCACGGGAGACCATGGCCCAAGGTGACATCTCACTAGTCTTAGAATTGATTGTACTATATCTTCAGATATAAAAAGAGTTGAAGACTGAGATTCAGAAGCATAGTTCTTATCGTCTTCTTGACATTTTTGGACTAGTCTTGCAACAGTGTACGGATGCATTGGATCGTAGTGGAAGGAGTCTTCCCCCTCAAGCTTAATGCCCTTAGTAACATCATGCAATATGCAAGCTGCAAAAACTATATCAGTGTCCTCCCTAGATAGGGAGTATGATTCACACATTATCTTAGCTGCTCTAACAACTCTTTTTGTATGAAGGACATTGCCACCATAGTTGTGCTCGTCAGCTGGATGGTATTTTCCAGAAAAGCTTGATGGTATAGACCAAAAGCTAGAAGCTCTTAGAAGAATTGCTCTTACAAAAGATTTTATAGACTCATCAAATATATAATTAATTTCTTCTAAAATTGGCTCAAGTATTTTGTCTTCATCTTTTCTTGGTACTACGCTATTATTCTCTGATAGAATTTCATCAAGTATATTATTTGACATTTATCTGTCCATCTTTTTTTGTGCTGATATTCCATTTAGAACAGACTGCATCGTGCGGGCATGAAGTGCAGTATGAAATCATACCTCTTCTAGGTAGGAATAATTTGTCTTCATGCAACGTAGTGCACCATGCATCTACTGTTTCAAGATCTTCTTTCTTACTTTCAAACTTAGTAAAGTTTGGTTTAGGATTTAATAAGTCATAGTAACCAAACTCTGTTATATCTATTTTATTGCCGTACTTACTAAAGTAACTCATATTCATCACAGCAAAGTCTGTTGAGTACAAGTATTGCTTCTTAAATTTAATATTGAAAACCCATTTAACTACATACACCTTTTTATTATGATGGTATATTAAATCAAATTTGTCGGTCACAGCAACCTTATTATTGACCGGTACTATGAACTCTTCATCTATTGCTATGGGTATAATTCCACTGTCTGAAAAGTTTTCCGAGATAGCCAACAAGGCTGAAGCTGCTCTACTGGTGAGGCTTGCATTGTTGCCATAAAAACTTTCATGTTGCTCGTGCGTTATATCATATGCCGTAGTACCTTTGGGGTACCATATCTTTTCCCATCTGTTTAATAGGGAAGCATACGACGGAACTGAACCTGATTGTTTCTTGTAAAAAAAGAAATTAACAATACTCTTTAAGGCATTTTCATATCTTATGTACGTAAGATCTCTTCCACCTATCTTCTCGGTGAGCTTGTCTACGTGTCTGTAGTCATATAGTCTTCCACATAGCTGATAATCTTTTAATTCTTTAACTGTTAGTTTTAACATAATTTCCTAAATCACTCTCATTGAATCAGCTAAATCGCTGACATCAAAATCTGAATCTTGCTTGTAGTTCTCTTGAGTAATTGCTTCATACTCTTCATATGTTTTTCTTTCATCCACATATCTCACTAAAGGAGAATCGTAAACAAAAGTAGATCCTGTAATTCTATTTTTTGGTATCTGAAGTTGCATGATATTTTCATCTTCAGAGTCATCACCACTAGCTAGCTTTTTATCTGTAATGAATATTGTTACTGCACACTTTTGCTGTATAGCTAAAGAACCACCAGTGTCAGACTGTTGAACAACTTCTCTTTTTTCTTTCATTCTATTTGAGTTTTCCTGAGCAGTGATAATAAGCACGCAGTTCATATCTCTGGCCAGCTTCTCTAAGCGAACCATCATCTCTTCAAACTCGCCCCATCGAGGTTTACCTTTTCCACCTCTTGTAAACATAGATTGGATTGTATCTATAACGATAACATCTGGAACACGATCGTCACTTCCCATGATATCTCTAAGCCATCTCTCTAAATCTTCAAAATAAGGAGTCTCAGGGTCGTGTCTAACCATGAACCTATCCCCCCATTCATTAAGCTTATCTCTAAAGATTCCAAGATACTTACTTTTTTGTTCTTCGTTCCAAGTTGCTGACTCTTTGTAAACATTCTTTCCAATTATTTGAGTCATTAAAACTCTTTCCCAGTGAGCAATTGCTTCTTCAAAGTTTACATACAACACCTTGTAGCCTGAATCAGCCCAGTGATTAATCAGACATTTTGCGAATGTACTCTTGCCCTTTCCTGATCCTGCAATTATTGCATGCACAGCGCCTTTGAAGAATCCACCTTCATCAGTATAGCCCATAGCTCTATTTAAAGCTTTGTATTGAGTTGGCAAAAAGTTTGGTATCTCTAATAAGTCTTCTGCTCTTTTCGATATGTCATTAGCGGTAGTTACACTATCTAGAGGGTTGTAATTCAATTCGTTTTCAAGATCTTTAATATCAGAAGTAATCTGCGCTATTCTTGATATGTCTTTTTCATTCTTTTCTCCCTTTTGAGTTATTAAGATCTGAAGTTCTTGTAGAGAATCTAATTGTTTTCTCTTATTGGCCTTGTGTTTAACCAACTTAGTAATAGACTCCGGTGTAGACAGCTCCATGGACATTAGAATATCCATCATTGCGTCAACCCCAGATGTTCCACCTAGAGCAGAGTAAATGTCTGTCTCTGAGTCTAACCACACTTTAAAAGCTATAGGGTTTACTTCGTCTAGTTTTGTCGTATGATGATATGCCAGTAGTGCTTTATAAAACTCATTTATCCCAGTCTGACCATGTATGGTGCCTACTATGTCTTCTGGTAAAAAAGCATCGAAGAAAACTATTGCATCTTTTTCTCTAAGCGAAAGAGCAAATATCTGATACTCGACTGGGAATTCTTTTTCTTTTTGTTCAGTGTCTAGTTCAGTTTCCATCTTGTTTTCTTTTTTCTTTCATTGTTTTATAATAAGCTTTTCTACTTTCAGAGTTCTTCTTCTTAGCCTCTAAGTAAAATTGATTATTTTTTAATGTTCTTTTCTGAACACGTACTGGCACATTGGGTGCACTCTTTATGGCCTGTAACATTCTATCATAAACAGACTCTTCTGATAGGTTGTCATTGTACCTAAATACGATAAGAGCTATCCCTAACTCTTTGCACATCTGCATCTTTTTTTCATCTCTTTTTTGTGCTTCTTCAAATTCATACTTTGTATCAAAGAATCTTTGAGTATAAAAAAAATGCTGCCTACCATGATACTCTGCAGCTAGGTTGTACTTTGGGCAATAAACATCTAGTCTTAGCTTATCGCCTAGGTGATGCTCGTTAACGATTTCTTCTCCTGGTAAAAGTTTTTTCATAACTAGAGTCAGGGCAGTTTGGCCTCTTGACATCTTTTTATTTTTATCTTTTATCCAAGAAAGACCTAATTGTTTTATTCTTTTATTTAGGTCAGGAACTGAATATGATAGTTCTGCTGCTATTTGAGTTGTAGATAAATTGCTTTCAAACAAAAGATCTTTGAGAAACTCATCATCGTCTTGTTGTTCTTCCCATTTTTTCTTCAAGTGCACCCTCTTTATTTCTATCAAATGCTCGTGCTACAGTTAGTGTTTTTCCAAAGTCTAAGATTGACATCTTTGTTTTTTCCCAAAGCTTAGGAGCTATAGCAGAAGCAAACATAGGGCAATCAAGAATGCACATTTGATATTCACCATCGAACTCAGACACTTGAGCTAATATTGAATCTACCTTATCATAAAAATCATTGTATGGGACTTGTATGAAAGCAGAGTCTTTAGAAAAAAACTTTCCAATATTTGATTTATGCTGGAAAGAGATTACCAATACCTTGTTATGCTTGAAGTAGTACTGCATGAATGTTTTAAATATGTCATAGTCTTCATTGATATAATTCTCAAGGAAGCATGAATCATAAAATACTTTATCCTTTAGGCCAACCTTGCTAAGCTTATCCTGTTGTGAATAGATGAAGTCAGGCTGTATTCCTGCAATATACTGAGGGTCATTAGAGGTGATGCTAGTTAGTATTGATTGAACAAAATTCTTTGGTGGTTTTTTATCGCCCTTAATATCGCCAATAATAGAAAAAAATGAAGATCTCGTATATGATACAAAGGCAAATCTTTTTTTCTTTTCTATAAGATCTGTTACTTTTATTATTGTTTCTTTAGTATTATATGTTTTCATTTTAAGTTCCAATTTACTAGTACAGGATTAGGGTCTATTATAGACTCGATATGTTGAATGTTATGAAACTCACCTTTGTCTATGGACATATATCTCTTATGCTTAATGATCTTATCTTCATCTCTGATGTAACCAAGGTGCTGCATTGCTAGACCTGAGTGAACCCAATAGTTCTTTTGTCTCAACCAATCAGACACATATGTTGGCTCAGAACCACAGGCTAGTTTTTTATCTAGGAATGTGCCACCATTTGTGTATCTAAAAATTCTAGAACTATTATTTGGAGCCCATAATTTGTCAACCCTATACTGTGTTTCGTTCCACATATGATAGAACCTAACATTGACCACATCATAAGGGCTTGACTGCAAAACCTTTTTGAGCTCTATGCCATCTTCGTGAAACAACATTTCATCGCAATCGATTGCTATAACCCAATCACCCTCTTTGGCTACTGTTTCTAGATTCTTCCAGGCATTAAGTCTAAGGTGACCTTCATGCTTCTCGAACATTGTTTCACTGTTGCTGAACACCTCTGCGTACTTAGACGCAATTTCTATTGTATTATCTTCTGAGCAGTCATCTGTAAAGACTATCTTATCTACTTGAGTGGAGAGTCTTTCAAGTACTTTATGTAAGAATCTTCCTGATTCATTTTTTCCCACCATTTGTGCTATTAACATTTTTCCTCTTCATAAGTAAAGTGGAGGATTAGGAAAACCCAACCCTCCACTTAAGATGCTGAATATCAGGCCGTGAATTCTTCTAATTGCTCACGTGCTTCTACTGACGAAATGCGCTCAATTTCTGTTGACTTAAACAGAAGCTCTCCATCTGATCCACGGCGACCCATGGCTACTTTTTGTGCTTCTGCTTTATTGTTGGCTTTGACCAAGCTGGTTGTTGTAACAGCAAAATATTTGAACTTATTGTCTGACATTTTGTTTTCCTTTTATTGATGGCTTTCGCCTGTTAATGTAACGTCTGTAATTATATCATCGAGCACTTGCGATATCAACTTATGAGCAGTATTATTTTTAGACTATAATTTAGATCTAATAGCTGTAGCAGATATAGCTTGAAGTTCAGGAGAAAGATCAACTTTTTCTATTTTGTATCCAACATCTCTACCATAAATTATATTGGTAATGTTTGGAAATTGAAGAACAAAAGGATTTTTTTCTTTTGATTCAATAAACTGTTTAACTTCAGAATAAGTAAAGGGATCTTTTTCTGAGGTATTATAAGTAGATCTAACTCCAACTACAACTTGATTAGTTCTTTTGTGGGCTTCTATCTTGAGTGCAGAGTGTCCATCATGCCAAGGCTGATAACGGCCAAGCAACAAAGTAGTTGGCTTAGTCCAGTCTACGAGCTTAAATCGATCAATAACAAAGTCAACTTCTTGTTCAATAGTAAGATGTGGCTTTATTCTAATGTCATAATTTATTGGATCTTGCCATATAGCGTTAGTATCTTTATATTGACTTTCATCTATTCTATCTACCCATATAATTTTATCGGCCTGACCAAAAGATTCTCTTGTAGCCTCTGTAGGACATATGAAGTCAACTACGACATCTCTATCTTGATCAGAAATAAGTCTGGCAATAGCCCCAACTCTTCTCGCTTGTTCTATACGGTCCTCTATAGAGAAGCCGAGATCAGAGCTAAGATCAGCTCTTACTGCATCAGCATTAATATGAATTGCGTTAGTCTTAGCTGCCAATTGAGTAGCTAGCGCTGTTTTGCCAGCTCCCGGCAAACCTATAATTAATATTATCATAAGATAAACCTATCTTTTTTAGTAGTAGACAATCCTATAACTCTATCATAGGAGTTATAAGCTAGTTGCATTATATCATCAAACCTAGAGGTCATAAGATATTCTTGCATTTTGATATCACGGCTAGAATGAGGCTCTACTTCATGAGGATCTACATATTCTGTAGCAGGTAATAACTTAGCAATGGACTTTGTTAAAGAATTATTGTTATCGCCGGCAATAGAATCAAACGGAACAACAAAGATATCATCAATATTATTGTATATAAAATCTGTCATTCTAATATAGAATAAAAAACATTTTTCTATATAAAGATAATCATCTTCAGTATAGATATAATCCTTTAAAGGATTTAAAATTCCGTTTACATTATTGTGATGGATAAATTCAGATATATAAGAACTGACTGATTTTAAAGGATCTCTAAAAGTAGAAAAAACAAAATGATTATCACTAATTGCCTCTTTAAAAGCAACTTCCTTATGACACAAGGGAAATGGCATAGCTGCTTGGGAAAAAGCTAAAAGGATCTTTCTTCTAAGATATCTATTGCCTTGTCTTGGAAAACCGTCAACAGTAACTTTAAAAAAACCTTCTTTTCTAACTTGAAAATCTATGTTATCTATATAGAGATCATCAGTGGTCTCAACCCATGCTCTATTAATTTTAGACCATCCACCGGAATCAGGAGCTAAATATTTTTTCATATTTGTACCCTAATTAATTGGATAATGAATAGTTATATATTCTATGGCATCTTCTATGTTTTCTAAAATTTTAGTTGACATATACTTCATGTATGGGCGATCTTTATTTTGATTAGAACACATTACTATCGTTGGCTGATCATGCATTTTAGCCCAGGCCATTTCGTAGTCAGTTCCTATGTACGCACGATCTTCTAACATATACTCAACCAAAAGTATATCAGACTTCTTCTGCATGAAAAGATTTTTTTGCACGATTTCTTCCGGACACATGTTGTTGGCTTCAGGTATGGAGGTTGGATCCAGCACTTTGTACCCACGCTGAGACAACATAAAGGTCGCTTCTTTTCTCCACCCTTTTGCATAATCGCCAACATAATCCATGGCACCTGCCAAATACACTGTAATACTCATACTGGCCAATGGTACTCTAGGTTTGATGGCTCGTCAAAATATTCAGAGTAATATTCATAATCTTTTCTAAGAAGATTAGATCTATGAGATCTATGAAATACATCTTCGCCAAACCAAGAAGGGTATATTATTGAAGAATGATCTACGTCTTCAAACTTCATATTATTTTTATAACCTCTATCTATCCATTCAAGAATAGTATAGTTTTGATACAACTTTAAAGCTTCTTCATATCCAGTCCACATTCTTGTAACTGGATGATTGCGCCAACCCTTAGTGGGAGTTCTTTCCATCAATATGTTAAGGACCTGGAATGTTTCTACTCTTTGTTTGCCCAACCGACGGTAGTCTAAAACCTTTACTGATTGCACAAAATCAGGATATGGTAAAAATGTTTGCATTATTTTTCTTTCTTGAATTCCTGGAATGTCTTGTCGCCTACACCAAAGTATTCTCTAGCTAAGCCAGCAGAAACTATGTCTGTATTTAGACAAGCTCCTGCTTCATTCCATACTTTAGCAAGTATTCTTCCGTATTTCTCATTTTTATCAAGAATTGTTTCTATTTTAATTTTGCTACCTGCAGCTGTGATCCATTGATCAGTAAACTCTTTAGCAGCCAGCCCCATTTTCTTTTCTTCAATATTTTTAGTACGGCTTTCCGGAGTATTAACACCATAAAGTCTTACTCTACCTTTTCTAAAGGTATCAAATCCTAAGTCAATAAGGATATCAAATGTATCCCCATCAACTATTTTTTTAACTTCTGCATTATAGATCCACGGGTTTAATTTTTCATTCATTTTATTTTCTTTCTTTTTATTGCGGAGAAAAGTTTGCACTTATAACAATTCTTTCTTCCTTATTTAAGTGCAAGCTAGTCATGTGAGGAATAGCTGAATTAAAAATTAACAACATTCCTTCTTCTGGCTTTATTTTAACTTGATATTCAAATGTATTAAAAGCTGTTACAATGAATATTAACTCTGCACTATTATCTGGCACATTAGTATACAATGTTATGGATAAAAAATCATTTAAATTTTTCATATTAGGTCTTTTATGACTATGATACATAGTTGATTGACCGTAGCTAAGTACAATCGCCCAAATAGCATCGCACTTCATTATTTTGCCAGATACTTCAGAGACTTTGTCAGTAATAAATGACTTTAGTAAATTACCTTGTTCAGTTTCAGGGAAAATACTATCTTGATATCTATTGTCTGTTATGTCTGAGGATCTACGTGTATTGCTAATTTCTTTTATTTGATTATTTATTATTTCAAAATTAAAATCTTTTATCATATACTTCTTTACGTCAAGATTAATTAACTCTATTGGATCGCAAACTTCTGTTTCCACATTAATCTCTTTCTATTCCTATGTGATCGCATGCTTTTCTAAATATTTCTCTACTTATAGGGAAGTACTTGTCTGCGTGACTGATGCCTTCTCCTGGCTTTGGCGTTGATGCATGCCAGCTATGACCAATCGATATTGATCCATCATATACTACGTTGTAGCCTAAGTATCTTGCAAAGTAGGAGCACCAAGTTTCTTCATAGTAGTGTGGCGTTGGCAAAAAAGCTCCTATTGCATCAGGGTATAGTTCTCGATACTTTTTATTATTAGTCATATCATCCCATACATCTCTTCTTACAAAATAAGCAGATCCTGATACTGTAACGCAATCAATCTGATCCTTATAAAGAGAGTCTTGCGGATCATGCTCTCGCCATCCTCTATGCTTAGGTTGCGTATTGGTACCGATTATTCCTGCATGAGTTATATAACCATGCTCATCTCTTTGCTTTGGCCCAAGTATGTGAATGTTTGGATTATTAGCAAATGCTTTTTCTATATTTAAACAGTCTTCGCTGGTCATCCAAACGTCACCGTTTAATACTCCAACTATTTCTGAGCTACTGTTGGAAGCCATGTAGTTGATTGCAGAAGAGTACCCTATGTTCTCTCTTAGGAATGTTCTATCAATTAGATAGCGTTCCTCATTTTTTCTAAGCCAAGGAACAAAGTCATCTGTAGAATCATTGTCCATGATATAAAGGTTCCAGTTTTTTACGAGCGCACCATTTGGATTATAAACATCTGAGTGCAAAGTATCCAAAAATCTCTGCAACAGTCTTCTTGTATTATAATTTACAACACATAAATCAATCATGGGTTTCTCCTAATACCATTTCTCTATGAGCTTTAGAAATAAGCGTTAAGTTAAATGCTTCTTCATAGTTTAGCCCAGAATTTATTAAGCAGATAAACTCCTGTTTAGCACCCTCTAGATCGTACAGGCAAAATTCCTGCAACCTATTGAGGTACTGCATCCAGTTAACTTCATCTTTTTGTAAAGACTTTTTTCTAAATGATACGTTAGCTAATAAAGTTCCTATCAAAAAAGAAACTATAACTGTCTTTGTATGCTTACCATTTTTCATCTGCATAATCTTCTTCTGGACTAAAATATGTTTCTCTAACGTATAATCTAATTTCATCTGCTATCTGAAGCAAGGATCTTTTCTCTTCTTTGTCCACAGAATCTTTAGCCATAGAATCATACATGGAAATTATATGATCAAATCTATCCATGTCAGCAACATATACTGCTTGCCCTGGAAGTACTTTTACATTAATTTTTTTCTTTGTATTTAATTTCTTACTCATCGCTTTGTTTCTTACTCTTGATCTCTGCGCCCATTACATCTTCTTCTGGCACTTGATAAACGCAAAGGTTATTTTTGTCTGGCTCAAATGTAATGAATAAAACTTTCTTTTGCTTTAATGAATACCCTTCCGGCGGTGGTGATTCTAGTGCAATCTTCTTTGAGGCGCAACCAAAGACTTGGCTTAGTCCCTCATATGTAACAATGTAATTTAATTTTCCAGCTGCCATTTTTCTATTCCAGTTAAAGATACTCCACATTTTTGGAGAAAATTATAAACGTTATCCCAATCCTTATATTCAGAGTTTACCAAGTAGTATACTTCTTCTATCGTACTATTGGCTATCATTTTAGCACAAGTAAAGCATGGTGGTCCATTAACAAACATCTTTTTTGGACTTAAACTATAATCACAATGAAGTAGGGCGTTCTGTTCTGCGTGAATTGCTATGCAGTTATCATAATTAGATCCAGCTTGTGAATTTTCATGTAGTCTTGGACATCCACCATCGTTACAGTGCTGAAGTCCACTTGGCCCACCATTATATCCTACGCTAACGATGCGATTATTATCATCTATTAAAACCGCTGCGTACTGTTTTTTTGCGCACGTAGAAAAAATCTTAGCTGTTTCAATACACAATTGCATGTACTTCTTTTCTTTTGTCCTATATAATATCTTAGGTAACGTCATAATGGTATCTATTATCATCAGATGTTTTCCACTTATTTGCATCTTCAACATCCCATTTTCTAGTGTTGACAAACCTATCAATTAGATTTCCTTCCTTAGTCGTAAAGGATGGATCGAATAATCTGACTCTATTATTTGGCTGTATTGCGTAGTTGCCATCATCTCTGAGCATGACGTGACCACACTTGTGCTGACCAGGGTTTGTGCTAAATCCAAGGTTTATAGTATTGTCATCTGGAGCATGCCAATCAAGAGTGAATAGATACTTTGTGTCAACAAACTCTCCAGATCTACTTACGTATTTCATTCTCATATTTCTCATAGCTTGAAATTCAGTAACAGCTATGTGAGGACTAAAAGAGTTCCATAGAACAAGTTCGTGAATATCAACTTCAGGAACTCCTGGTCTTTCGCAGAAAGCATTTATAGGCATGCGCCACCAAATCCCTCCATCCTCCATTAGGAAATGAAATAGTGGGCTTCTCCCTTGAATGCTTGTTACTCCAAAAATCATGCAAGGAAAATATTTACCATGAGAGTCTAACTGATCTCTCAAGAAGTTCCCTCTAACATAGCACTCGATCATCGGTACATTAGCGTTAAGTTCTGGCATTGTGTCTATGAAACTTTCTTATTAGTACAATCAGACTATGGATAATATCAGGCCACATGCAAAAGATAATACAATTGATGCGCTTAACATTATGATTCTTGTTCTATTGTTTTTTTCAATGTGAGATGCAAACTGTAAGCCGTTTGACCAATTGATCAGTATAGCAAACAGTAGCGAAATAATTATGTTTGTTACCATTTGAGTTAATGTCCTGTCAACAAAGATTTAAAGCTTATCGGGAATAGTGGCTCTACAATTTCTTTTATGGCTTTAGCGTATTCTTGTATCTCAAACTGAGACTCTTCTGCAAGTCTCTGAGACAAGAACAGCACAACAGACTGCAAGGAGCATGACCATCTATAGACTACATACATAGAATATGCTGGCAAGAATAATCTAGCCTGCTCTGGGGCTATCCCATTGTCCATAGCCATGTTGTACAAGGCCTCACCCTGCTCTGCGTGTCTAGCTAGGGTGTCTGTCAGCAGAGAGCCCACAAAGGGGTCTGCCAGGCCGTGTGAGCCTTGTTTCTTATCCTCTGGAGCTAGTCTCCACTCTTCAACTTTTGGTATGTAGAACTCAGGGTCCATCGTTATATATCTTCTTGAAGATTCATTCCAAGAATCCATAGTATGATCTGATCCAACGACGTACTTCCAGTGCTGACGAGCCACCATCAATGGAGCTTTAAACTCCAGGGTAACAAATGCATGACGAAATGGAGACATGTGGTTTTCTCTAGCCAAGAAGTCTATAAGTCTTGCATCGCTTTTAGACATCTCATGTGATTCCTTAGCAAAAGATGCTCTAGCAGCATTCACTACGGATAAGTCGCTACCCATTTTATCTACAAGTCTTACGTAACCTTTGTCTAGTACATCAATGGTCTTATTCTCAATAGACATTTAGTTTTCGCCTTCTTCTTCTTCATCATAATCTTCGTCTTCATTCAACAGATCTAAATCCATATCATCTAGTATAGCATCTGACTTAGAAACATGTATGAATAAATCCTCAGAAGCCTGATAGAGATCTGCCATATATTTTTCTGTATCTTCTGCAACAGTATAATCTTTTTCTGTATACAATCTATAGATCATAGAGTTAATGCAGATTAAAGCATCCATTAAAGATTCTTGAACTAATAGAAGGTTCTTAATATCGATAACTTCTTGGTCTTTAGAGTCGTTCAAACCTTCTATTGAATTAGAAGACATAATTTCTGAAAACATTTTATTAATGTCGTCTTCTTCATACTTAGACATTTTTATCCTATCAACTATTATCCTTGATGAATTTAACTTCACAAGCGTCGGTTGTACAATATGATTCTCCTATTGCGTCAGCTGCCATGCCAGCGTAGACTCCTGTTAGATCAATTGGAAATAGCTTCATTAGCCCTTCTTCATTATACTCTTCTTCTGATATCTGAGTGTATGGCATCTGCAGGTATATATCATTGCCTGTAG